GCCGGAGATTGTGGAGCCCCCATATTTGTGGAGATTGGAGGCAAGGTTGCCTTTGCTGGTGTTCACACCGCATTCTCACTTTGGGAGGGAGCAACCATATTTTCTTGTGTGACCACAGAGCTACTCCGCCATTGTTTCCACAAATCAACTGAGACTCAAGCAAATAAAGATCTACCCATGCTAATTACATCTAGGAAGTATGATGGATTTGAGATCCCCATAGATGTGGATGGAGACATGGATTACAAATTGATTCTCCCTGGGGCATTTGGCCGGTTAGTTGAAAAACGACCTGCCTACCAGTTCAACGTCACCAATAGAGCTAGGAACATTGGTAGAGTTGACAATCAGATGCCATTGGATACAAAGTTCTCTCGTTTGAGGATTAATTGTAAAGAGTTGGAGGAAGTCTTCGGGCTACTAAAACAACCCACTCTCCCCCTGGCAGAAATCACTTACAAGTATTCTGATAAGCTTCCCCCAGATGCAAAGGGTATTATTAGTGCTGTAAATCTCAAACTGTCAAAATTGTCTGAAACAACTACTCTTGAACCCCAGGTCATAACTGAATATCAGTTCATTATGGCTGAACTTGGCAGGTATTACCGAGCCAAATATGGTGTCTCTAGGTTCAGCCCCTGTCAGTTAAGGAGGCATTCAATGGTGTCACCCCTGCTAGTGCCATGGACTTGGACACATCACTTGGTGCTCATTGTCACCTCCTCTTTCCAGGCTTCACTAAGAAGTCTCAGGTCATCGAAGACGACGGGACCGGGACATTGAATTGGAATAACACCGAATGTGCCCATTTTTATAGACAGTTTGTGGATGACCAATGGGAGGCTGCTGGAGAAAATGTTGCTCTGCTCCTCCCTGGCACTGCTTCAGCAAAATCTGAACTCCTTGAGCTTGACAAACCTTGGAAGAAAAGAATAGTCATAGTTGAGGACCTTGCAGCTGTCATTAACCAAAAGAGACTGCTATTTGCAGTGCAGGAGATTCTCTGCCAGGACGGCCCTCATTCTGCCTTCCTGCTGAAGACTTACCCTCAGATAGACTGGCACGTCGTGGCTACTCATCTCAAGGACCACCCAAAGATGATGTCCATGGATTTCAAGGATTTTGACCACACTGTGCCTGGACCATTCCTGGCTGCAGTTGCCCATTTTGTGATAGCGCTGTATGGGCTCTCCCCTGAGACAGAACCAAAATTAATAAACAGAATCAAAACAATCTTTCATTCCATAGCCTACAGGACACTGCTTGTTGGAGAGGATTTGATCCTCAAGTCTGATGGCATGAACTCTGGTATGTTTGGAACTTCTTTAATAGATTCCATTATAGTGCTGGGTCTTTTAGTCTATGCCTATAAGAAGATTTTGGACATCCCATTACACGAGGTCCTGGATTGTTTCATGGATGATGTTGTCACAAAACATGGTGGAGATGATAATGTAATA